CACAAGAAATGCGAGACGCTACCCGCGAGGACACCATGTTTCTCCGTTTCCGAAACGGAAGTACGTGGCAGGTCGTTGGCAGTGACAGCGTCACGTCCGGTGGCGGCATTGGATCATCTACCGCAGGCATCGTGTTCAGCGAATACGCGCTCGCGAACCCCAGTGCGTGGGGTTACTACCGGCCCATTCTGGAGGAAAACAAGGGCTGGGCGTGCTGGATCTCTACTCCCCGAGGACGCAATCATCTACTTCAGCTCTACCAGCACGCCACCCGGACAAGAGGCTGGTTCTCCGAGATCCTCACCGTCGACGATACCTCTGCTCTCTCACACCAAGCTGTTGCCGAAGCCCTAGCAGAGTATCAAAGCCTGTACGGCGAGGACGCTGGCACGGCGATGTTCCAACAGGAAATGATGTGCAGCTTTAACGCGGCTCTGCTCGGCACCTTCTATGGCCGCGAGATGCACGACGTGCGCAGCGAGGGCCGCATCCTCGACGTCGAGGCGCTCGACGATCGCGCGGTGGAGACCTGCTGGGATCTCGGCGTCGGCGATGACACAAGCATCTGGTGGTTTCAGAGCCAAGGCGCGCAGCTGGTGCTGCTCGATCACTACGCGGCATCAGGCCACGGCCTTGAGCATTACCTCGAACAGGTCGAGAAGCGGGAGAAGCTATACGGCTGGAAGCGCGGCAGCGCCTACGTGCCGCACGACGCCAAGGTGAAGGAATGGGGATCAGGGAGGACGCGCGTTGAAACCATGTCTGCTCTCGGACTTAAGCCTGTCCTCGTCCCCCTCGCCACGATCGATGACGGCATCAACGCCGTGCGACGAACATTGCCGCTATGCGTGTTCCATCCACGCTGCGAGGACGGTGGAATATCTGCCCTTGAGCAGTATCGAAGGGAGTGGGACGATGACAAAAAGTGCTTCACCCCAAAGCCCCTGCACGACTGGTCAAGCAATCCAGCTGACGCTTTTCGATATTTGAGCCAGAGCTGGCGCCCGGCGCCGCGCAAGATCGTCAAGCAGCCGATACAGAGTGGCTGGCGCATCCCGCCGCCGAACGAGAGCCGCCGCGGGGGGCTGCTGCTATGATCGGCCCCTACACCAGGGACGAGATCGAGCGCCTGGACGCTGAATGGAAGCGCGTGAACAAGATCACGCGAGCAACCGACAGGGTCAATGCGAAGAGAGCTGCCGAACGAGCTGCCGAACGAGATGCCAGACTGCGCGAGATCAAGGCGGAACAGGCCAGACGTTACGAGATGTACAATCGCGCTGCGGCCACGGCGCAGGCTCGACGTGAAGCCAGGACCGACATTGACCGGCAGCGCGAGCGTCGAAGCCGGATCGACTGGTCGGAGCTGATTGATGACCCGACGATCGTCGAGCGGCAGGAAAAATGGGAGCGGCGCCAGACTGCGATGGCCATGCATGATGCCGGCCTGACATCCGCCCAGATTGGCGAACGTCTCGGCGTTTCGCGCGGGCGCGCCAATCAGCTGGTGAATAGTTTCTGGCGAGGACGCGACACGCTGTCGCCTGCCGAGCAGTATCTCAACAATTCGATGGCTGTCGTAACGACCGCGCTGAAAGCCGCTGATTATAGCGGCATGGTGAAGCAGACGATGGCGGCGATAATGCCGCTGCCGTGGCCCCGGCAGGATGATGAGGATACCTGGATCTGGATGGGGCTTGCGGCATGACCGAAGCGCAGTGCGACATGGCCTTCAAGCTGGTCTCCGAGCTGTCGATCTACGCCAAGGCGTCGGACCAGTACGGCAACGCGCGGATGGCCGCCTGCATGAGCAACGCCGCCTCGCTGCTCTCGAAGATGCTGGAGGAGGCCGAGCAGCTGAAACCACAATCGGAGTTGTTCGATGGCTGATACCGAAAAGGAACCGCACGATGGGTGCGCGTGATCGCATCGCCAAGGTGCTGATGGGTGCGATCGAGCAGCCGCGCACCTATCCGATCGCGCCGCACGGCGAGTGGCACGGCGACATGAACTACGCGCAGACAGGCGGACGCATGACGACGATGACGCCGCAGGATTACCTTGCGCAGTCGCGGCCGATGGCGGTGGATGATTTGACGCGAGAGAACATTGACTTGCTGAAGCAGCACATTGAACAAGGCGGCACGCTTGATCCGCTGGCGCTGTACAACAGAACCAACCCAGCAGGCCAACTGCTGGAGGACGGCCGACACCGCGCCAACGCGGCGATCGAGCTGGGCATCGATCAGGTGCCGGTACTGAACTGGAGGCCGGAGTGATGGCTGACACTGACAGCGACGACGTCCGGCATGATGATCTGGAGTTCGATCCCGACGTCCAGCCCGCCAAGAAAAGCAAGGCGTGGCTGAACCGGCTCGAGGAGAGCGAGGACGCGTTCGATCGCTGGCACGATCACTGCGACAACATCGACAAGGTCTATGCTTCTCTCGAACGGCTTGCCACCAACGCCACCTCGGGGCGCGCGATCCGCGATCGCGAGTTCGCGATGTTCTGGGCCAATTGCGAAGTCATCAAGCCGACGATCTACGCAAGCGCGCCGGTGCCCGTCGTCACACCGAAATTCAAGGACAGGAGACCTGTCTATCAACAGGCCAGTGAGGTGATGGAGCGTTGCTGTGTCGTCGCCTTCGACCTGATCCGCATCGACGATTTGATGAAGCTGGTCAGAGACGACCTCGCGCTGATCGGCCGCGGTGTGCCGTGGTGTCGCTACGAGAGTAAAGGCGACGGCCACTACGCCTCCGAGCGCGTTTGTATTGATTTTAAAGGCCGCCGCGACTTCCTGCATTCGCTCTCGGCGAATTGGCGTGAAGTAACATGGGTCGCCGCGGCGAGCTACCTGACGCGCAGCGAGGCGCGCAAGCGGTTTCGCAAGCACTCTGGCGACGCCTACCAGCAAGCCGAGTACAAGGTTGACAAGGAGGCCAAGGAGATCGGCGGCGGCGACAACCGCGAGCGCGCAAAATTCTGGGAGATATGGAGCAAGGGCGACAAGAAAGTCATCTGGGTCGCGCATGGCTGCGAGGACATCCTCGACGAGGCGGATCCTCACCTCGAACTGCAGAACTACTTCCCGTGTCCAAGACCGGCGTACGGCACGCTGCAGCGTGGCAGCCTCGTCCCTGTCCCCGATGTCATGCAGTACAAGGACCAGCTGGATGAAATCAATCTGCTGACCGGCCGCATTCACGCATTGAGCGACGCGCTGGAGGCGAAAGGCTTCTACCCGGCTGGAGGCGCGGAGCTGGCCGAGGCGGTGCAGGCCGCGGTCACCACACATACCTCTGGCCGCATGCTGGTGCCGATCTCTAACTGGGCCGCCTTCGGCGGGACGAAAGAGATCATTGTCTGGATCCCGATCGACATGATCGCATCGACCATCACCGCGCTGGTGATGCTCAGAAAGCAGATCATCGAGGACATCTATCAGATCACCGGCATGGCCGACATCATGCGCGGCGACACCGATCCAAATGAGACATTGGGCGCCCAGCAGCTCAAGAACCAGTATGGAACGACACGCATCCGCGACAAGCAGAGCGAGCTGGTCCGCGTCGCGCGCGACCTCGTCGAGATCGCCAGCGAGATCATCACCGAAAAATTCGACGACGTGACGATCGTCGAGATGTCGCAGACACAACTGCGCACGCAGGCGATGGTCGAGAAGGACGTCGCGCAGATCGAGCAGCAGCTGCAGCAGATCCAGAGCCAAGCGATGCAGCAGATCCAGCAGGCACGGCAGCAGCCCCAAGCCCAGCTGCCGCCACCGCAGCAGGGGCCGCCTTCTGTCGGGGGCGGCCCTCCACCTGCTGCGGCTGGAGCACCGGGTTCTGGCGGTCCGCCGCCGTCGGACCCGGTGCAGCAGATCGTAAGCCAAGCGCAACAGGCGATGCAGCAGGGCATGACGCAGCTCCAGCAGCTGCAGGACGAGGTCACGATCGAGCAGGTGCTCTACTTCCTGAAGGACACGCGCGCGAAATCCTTCACGCTCGACATCGAGACCGACAGCACCATCATGGCGGACGAGGACGCCGAGAAACAGCGGCGGACGGAGTTCACGCAGGTGCTCGGCGGGCTGCTGCCGCAGCTCGCGCAGATGATACAGGCCGATCCCAAGACCGCGCAATTTTGTGGCGAAGTCTTGAAGTTTGCGACCGCGCCGTTCCGCGCAGGCAGATCGCTCGACGGCGCGATCGACGATCTGGTCGAGCAGATGAAGGACAAGGCGAACCAGCCGCAGGCCACCGACCCGGCGACGCAGCAGGCGCAGACCGCGCTGCAGATCGAGCAGATGAAGCAGCAGACCGCGCAGCAGAAGAACCAGCAGGACCTGCAGATCGCGCAGGCCAAGCTGCAGCAGGAGGACCAGCACAAGCAATGGGAGCTGGCGACCCAGCGCCAGATCGCGCAGATGAAGGTGCAGGGCGAGGGTCAGGAGCAGCAGGTCGACATGGCGGTGCAGGGCCAGAAGATGCAGGAGAGCCGCGAGGCGCACCAGATGACGCTGCAGAAGGCGCAGATCGACATGCAGACCGCGCAGCAGAAGGCGGCACTGATGCAAAGCCAGCACGCCATGAAGCAGCAGGACATGGCCGTGCGTCAGGGCGAGCGGCAGGAGGCGATGCGGATGCGGCAGATGACACAGCGGCCGCCGGGAGCGATCTGATGGGTTGGCGCGATCGCCTCGCACAAGTGCTTGTCGGCGCGGCGGGCAAGCGCGT